TAGCTACATTGTTACTTCCTGTAGTTAATGCATCACCCGCAAGACCTCCTAATAAGTTATTTTTGACACCTGTTGTAACATTTCTACCCGCGGCGTGTCCTACCGCTACATTATAAGCAGTTCCTGCATCTTGATCTTCTAAAGCATGAGTTCCTATTGCTACATTAGCCGATCCTGCATCTTCAGCGCTTAATGCTTTATAACCTAAAGCTACGTTATTCATACCTGTTGTTAAAGCATCACCTGCTAAACCACCTAAAATAGTATTCTGAACACCTGTTGAAACAGATAGACCAGCATTAGCACCCACAGCCACATTGTAAGCATCTGTATCAGAGGTATTATTTTGATTTTTTAATGCATTAATTCCTATAGCAACATTTGCGTCGCCTAGTGTTTCAGCACTTAAAGCTCTATAACCTAAAACAGTATTACTATTACCTTCTGTTAAAGCGTCACCAGCAAGTCCACCTATTAACGTGTTAAAAGCACCTGTTGTAACAGATAATCCTGAGTGATAACCAATAGCAACATTATACGCGTTATCTACGTTTTGATCTGTCAATGCGCTTTCACCAATAGCTACGTTATAACTACCTGTATCTTCAGCGCTTAAAGCTCCTTTTCCTATAGCAACATTTCTAACACCTGTTGTTAAAGCATCACCCGCTAATCCACCTATAATTGTGTTATTAGTACCTGTTGTAACAGATAAACCCGCGTTATGTCCTATAGCAACATTATACATATCAGATGCAGAAGCAGGATTCTGTGTTCCTAAAGCAGAAAGCCCAATAGCTACAGATTTATTACCAAGAACATTATTACTTAAAGAGCTTTGGCCAATAGCAATGTTAAAACTACCCTCAGTATTTGCTCCAAGAGCATTATAACCTAAAACTTCATTACCACTACCAGTAGTAATAGCATCTCCTGCTAAACCTCCAATAATATTATTTCTTACACCTGTTGTAACTTGACTACCAGCACTCATACCTATAGCTACATTATAAGCATCGCCATCAAAGTTTTGATTAAACAAAGCATTTACACCTATAGCAACGCTTCTTGATCCTGTATCTTCTGTAGTAAGAGCATCCATACCAATAGCTACATTAAAACTACCTGTTGTTAAAGCGTCACCAGTTCTACCTCCAATCAATGTATTTTGAAGACCTGTTGATATTGTACCACCTGCAAAATAACCAACAGCTGTATTATACGCGTCTGAACCTGTATCTTGCGCGTGTAAAGCATACCAACCAATAGCAACATTTCTACCACCTGTATCTTCAGTTGATAAAGCATTCATACCTAACACAGTATTTCTACCTCCTGTAGTTAAAGCATCTCCAGCTAAACCTCCTACTAAAGTATTATTAATACCTGTTGTTATTTCTTCACCCGCTGAATCACCTACAGCTACATTATAAGCATTACTTGATCCTACGTTTTGATTTTTCAAAGCATCAGCACCTATAGCTATATTTCTACTACATCCAGTTTCTGTAGATAAAGCAAGATATCCTAATGCAACGTTTCTACTCCCAGTAGTTAAAGCATCAGCTGATAGTCCACCTATTACTACATTGTTAGTACCTGTTGTAACTTGCTCACCAGCGTTATGACCTACTGCAACGTTGTAGTTAGCACCATCATTATTTTGATTTGCTAAAGTAAAATATCCAATAGCAACGCTTCTTCCACCGGTATCTTCCTTGCTTAAAGCATGATATCCTAAGGCTACATTAAAACTACCTGTTGTTAACGCATCACCAGCTAAAGAACCAATGATTGTGTTTTGAACACCTGTTGTCATAGAGCCACCCGCATTATATCCTACAGCTACATTATATACTGTTTGACCAGCAGAACCAGCGTTCTGAGTATTAAGTGCGCTACTACCTATAGCAACACTTCTATTACCAGCATTAGCACTTGATAAAGCTGCATATCCTAAAACTACATTATCTGATCCTGTAGTAAGCGAATCACCAGCAAGTCCACCTATTAATGTGTTTCTTTTAGCTGTAGTAATATTTTCACCAGCATTAGATCCTATAGCTACACTATAAGCATTATCTCCTGCGTCTTGATTTAATAAAGCAAAAGCACCGATAGCTACATTATGTCCGTGACCATCTTCAGCACTTAAAGCGCTTCTACCAATTGCAACATTACTGCCACCTGTTGTTAATGCATCGCCCGCAAAAGCACCTAATAACGTGTTGTTTGTACCTGTACTAACAAATAAACCAGCGTCTTTACCTACCGCAACATTATAAGCAGTTGCGCCAGCGTTTTGCACTTTTAAAGCTCTATGTCCTATAGCTACATTACCACCATGCCCGTCTTCTGTACTTAACGCTTCATAACCAATTACTACATTTTCACCACCTGTTGTTAAAGCATCACCCGCAAGACCTCCAATAATAGTATTTTGTACACCTGTTGTCATTGCTATACCAGTTTGATAACCAATAGCTATGTTATACGCGTCTGCTCCTGCGTCTTGTACTTTAAGCGCTTGATGCCCTATGGCTATATTTCTACCATTAGTATCTTCACTTCCAAGCGCATTTACACCTATAGCTATATTATTACTACCACTAGTTAAAGCATCTCCAGCAGCAGTACCTATTATAACATTTTGACTACCTGTTGTTAAAGTTGTTGCGGCGTTTCTACCAATAGCAGTATTTGAATCTCCTTCTGTTAACGCATCTAATGCACCTATACCTACACCAGTGTTAAATTGTGCAGATGAAATTATACCTGTTGTACTGTGACCGATTAAAAGTGATCCTGTGAAGTTAGTTCCCTCAGATTTAAATCCTAAGGCTGTGGTTGTACCACCGTAAAGTTCCGTGAAGTTGTCGTTACAAATGTCAAATGCTTCCCTGAGCGTAGAGCCAGTTCCATCATTAGCACTTGTACCTATGTTTATAGATTGTTTAGCCATGTGTTATATATTACATTTGGTTAGCATCAGCTGAGAAAAGAGTTGAGTCAGCTTTCAGTTCAGTAAAGTCTGCGCGCAGATTAAACGCACTTGTTCTAGTATCAGCATTAGTTATCTGCTCACTGTATACTATATTTGCTTTTATACCTATTAAAGCCATGTTTTAGTATATTGCCATTATGTCATCAGCAGTAGTTGCAAATGCAAATACTCTATCGACTTCAATTGGTAAGAAAGAACCAGCTGCTATATTTTGAAATACTATTGGTCTATGTATTTCATATTTTTCACCACTAGCCATAATGTCAGAACCACTGTTACTAGCATCTACTAAGCTAAGTCTAGTATCACTATCTACAGCTCCTACAAAAGCAACTGTACCATCAGTAGTATTAACTACTAAGTCTCTTGGTTGCACTGTGCTAGTAAAATTTTGATTATCATCTGCTAGTTTATTAGTAACACCACCAGTTGCAGCACCACTATCTATTATTTTCTTTTGACCAGTAAGATTAACACATATGTTACCAGCAGTACCAATATAAATACCAGCGCCTCTTTCAGTATGTGCAACTGTAGAAAGTTCTGATAAATCTTTTGTGTTATCTAAATAGTTTATAGCAGCACTACCAAGAGTTGTTGCGTCTTTTAAAACTACAGCTCTTCTAACTGTTTGTACACCTGGTCTTCCTGGTGCTCTGTAAGCGTGTGGGCTACCCGTTATATCTCCGTATGCCATTTTTTGTTTGTTTAATTGTTATTATCTTTGTTAACTAAGTTTATTGCTTTTATCATAACTTTGTCAGAGTATGATTTACCTTCCATTATTTTATTTCTACGTAAACTAGTTGGTAAATCTTCTTGACCAAGTAACATCCTGTATATCCTACTAATAAGTTGGCTACACTTAAATGATGTTTTATATATTGTATATTTTTGAGTTGTGTTGTTTCTTTGCCGCCAAACAGTTATCCAGCCATCACGCCTTAAACGCTCCCAGCGATTTTTATCCCATGAAAAAGTATAAACTCCGTCTATATAATCTTTTCTTGTAAACAGCTCCATACAATCAAAGTAAATTAGAAGTTCGAGATCAGCATCTTTTAACTTATTTGTTTTACAAGCCCATTTACGTATAATACGATAATGCTTAAACAAACCTATGCTTCTAAGATCTTTGGCTTCTAATTTTCTCATAAGACAATAACAACGTCTTGCTGTTTTATTACAAGAAATATATTTTCATCTATCTCTACATTAAAACCAGCATGTTTATCGTAGTATATATTGTCATCAGCTTTAACGCCTTGAACTAAACTACCAACGCTTTTCACAACACCTTGTCTATATCTTATGTCTTCTTTTATTTTATCTGTAAGAAGTAAACCACCTTTTGTTTTAGTTGGTTTTTGTTTTACTTCTTTTATAACTAAATAATTACCTACTGCCTTCATTCTTCTCTCATGTTACTAATTACACAATCAGTTGATAATATAGTAGTGGCAACAGATACTGCATTTTTTAATGCACTTTTAGTTACAAGTAAAGGATCAATAATACCTTCGTTAATCATATTAACTGTTTCACCAGTTATAACATTTATACCTTTACCTTTACCTTTTTGTGGCACATATTCTAATCCAGCATTTTTAAGTATTGTTTTATATGGATACTTAACTGCTTCTATAAATATATTAGTGCCTTCAGTTTTTTCTTTAATACTGCTAGCAGCATTTAATAAAGCTACACCACCGCCTGGAACTATACCTTCTTTTACTGCAGCTTTAGTAGCGTGTATTGCGTCATCAACTCTATCTTTCTTTTCTTTAAACTCAACGTCTGAGTTTGCGCCTATTGATATAACCGCAACGTTACCAGATAATATAGCTAAGCGCTCCTCTAGCTTTTGTGTTCTTAAACTGGGATCAAGTGTTTTAATTTGATCTTCTATAGCTTTTATTCTTTCTTTAGCTTCTTCAGGTATTTCAGCTACTTTTAAAACTGTTGACTTGCTATCAGATACACATCTTTCACATTCACCTAACATATCAGGCGTGATTAAATCTACATCATCACCGTATTCTTCATTTATATGTGTAGCTCCTGTAACAGCAGCAATATCATCTAAAAAGTCTCTTTTCCAAAAGCTAAAACCAGGTGGCGCTATAACGCTAGCCTTTATATTACCTTTTATTTTATTCATTACTAACGCAGCCATAGGTTGTTTTTCTAACTCACCTATTATTAGTATTGACCTATTTTGTTTGACAGCATACTCTAATACAGTTTGTATTTTTCTTACTGATGCTATTGGTGAGCTAACTAATAATACTAAAGGCTTTTCTAGTGTAACAGTTTGTTTACCTGTGTCTGTTACAAAGTTTGCATTAGCAAATCCTTGATTTATTTGCGAACCTGAAACTAGCTCAACTGTAGTATCTTCTGACTTAGTATCAGGATCCATCATTACAGTACCATTTTTGCCAACTTGTTTAAAAGCTTCGCCAATAACTTTACCTAAGCTTTCATCATTGTTTGATGATATTGTAGCTACTTGATCTACCATATCACCTTCAACTGGCACTGATATATTTTCTAAATATTCAACGGTTTTATTACAAGCTTCTTGTATATCTTGTTTTATACTTCTTAAACTATCACTACCTTTGTTTTTATAAGCTTCATTTAATATAGCGTGAGCTAGTACAGTAGCAGTTGTAGTTCCATCACCAGCTTCGCCAACTGTTTTTCTAGCTGCTTCTTTAATTAACACAGCACCTATATTTTCTACAGGTTCTCTTAAATTAACAGAGTTAGCAACAGTTACACCGTCTTTTGTAATCATGGGTCTACCCATGAAGTCTTCTAGTATCACACATTTACCGCTAGCCCCAAGTGTGGAGCTAACAGCATTTGTGAGTTTTTCTATACCTGCAAAAACTTTTTCTTTAGCATCGCTGCCAAATGTTAAAGTCTTCACAATGTCTTGTGGATTTTGCATTTAATTTAATTTAATTTAGTTAATGTTATTTAAAAGTTTTAACAACTTTTGGACCATTAAGAAACTCTACTTTTTTACCGTAGTGATCAACTGATCCGTCGATAGCAGCTTCAGCGCCATCAACTGTTTCTCTTCTGGTTACATCAATCCAAGTATCTTCTTCCTCAGGATGTTGGTACTCGGTTTGGTAAAAACCATTTGGTAACTGAGTTATTCTCCAGTTTGTTTTGTCAGCTAAATGCTTCCAAAATTCAACGGTTTCTTTGGAAATTTGTGGTTGACTATTCCACGTTTTAGTCGAATAAAAAAATGTCATTGGTTTTGGTTTTAATTAAACATTTGGTTTTGCCCTACACCGGGCCGGTATTATTCTCCGCAAGGCTTGCCTGTAGCAATATTAACCCAGCGTTCTTTTTGAAACCAGTCTCTTAATGTAGCACCTTTTTTTCTAGCGCCTTTAACATTAGACTTACTTGATCTCTTATATTTTCCTTGAGCAGCTGCTTTACGTTTAGCACGTATTACTTTTTGCCTTTCAGCTTTGCTCATACTTTTATACTTATTGTATGGTAAACAAACTTTCTTGGTGCCACCACCTTTTATTTTACTTTTTGGCATTTCCTAATCTTTTGCTTACTTTATTTCTAGCACACACCATTTTTTTAGCATAGCTAGGATTACGTTTTCTATTAAAAACAACTTGTTGGTTTAAGCTACCAATTATTGCTCGCTTATTACCTTTTCTACTTTTAATTAGCCAACTAGCTAATTTATCACAGGATAAACTCTTAAATTTACCCTTTGCGTCAGCGTATTTACTATCTTTCCACTCAGGACGTTTTTTTGCCATGTTTTCTACGTATTGCCATTTTACACCTTTTAGCTATAGCTGCTTGTTGTGCTTTGCCTGCAACTTTAGCTCTTTGCTCTACTACAGTTAATATTTGTATTTTACGAGCAAAAGGTTTATTAACTTTTTTTACTTTAGCGCATGTAGCTCTAGCGTCTGCAACTGTAGCAAATTTAACCTTGACTGTATCTTTTGGATTTTCGTCAGTATATAATCTTCTACCAGAACCTTTTGGTTTTTTACCTGTTCCTTTTTTTGGATCCGCCATGTCCACAATTTTGCATGTTAATAAACCAGTTAGCTAACTGTACGTCACGTTTAGTAGCATCTCTACGTGACTTTAGCTTTTTAACTTTACCACAAGTAACGTCACCACCGTATAGCTTATTTATTCGAGCTTTTAAAACTCCTCTATATGCTTTAGCCATTACTTTTTTATTTTTCTACAACTACCAGGTGAAAAAGGTTTTTTACCTTTTACAGGTGCGTAACCTGGCCAGCATCTACCTTTTTTCTTACCTTTTTTCATTGTTATTTCTTTTTACCTAAATATTTACCAGGATTTTTAGTACATCTTACACCCCAACCAGAAGCATAAGCGCTAGGCCATACTTTAAATTTTCTTTTTGCCGCTGCTTTGCACGGTCCACTAATTTTACCCATGATGTTTTCTTGGTTTTGTTACTCTATTAGAAGTTGACATAATTGATTTACTAACTTTATCGTCAAACTTCATTGGTTTTTTAGCTTCGCCTTTTACTTTAGTACCTTTTTTACTTCTTAATACAGCAAAGTCTTCTTTTGTAATTTTATCAAACGGTTTAGCTAGTTTAGCTATTTTCATTTGAGCTTTTGATAGTTTTTTAGCCATTATCTTTTTCTTTTATGTGAATATGGAAACATCATGTTCATTGCTTCACGTCTACCTTCGCATCCACAAGGTATATTTAAACCTTGCGAAACAGTATCAACCATGCGTTTGATACCAGTTGCTTTAGTGAATTTATGTATACTATCTCCTAATCCTCTTGATTTCATATTTATTATTTAACATTTCCATCTACGCCTAGCAGCTAAACCTCTTTTGCTTTTCCAGTTTCTTGATCTAGCGCAAAACGATTTACGTCTTTTAGCAGCCTTACTACCAGGTTTTACTTTACCTGTTACAGCTGTTTTTAATTTACTACCAGGGTTTTTACGTCTATATTCAGCAACACCCTTTTTAGTCATACCTGCACCTTCTTTTACAGTGCGGAAATTACGACCTTTACCTTTAGTCGTTCTTCTAGGCTCGTTGCTTTTAGGCATTATTTCTTTTTATCGTACATTTTAGGCTTTGAGTGACCACATCCTTTTTTCTTTAAATCAAGGTGTGCTTTGTAAGTAGCTGCTCTATGAGCTTTACCATCTTTACAGTACATCATATGTGGTTTAAAATCCTTTTTTTCTTTTTCTTCTTTTGTCATTTTTGACTTAGTATGTCCAGGCATAATTTTAGTTTTTATAAGTTATTTTAAATCTTCTTCCCAAGGCAGATCTCTTCTTCTAGGATCTATTTGGCTATTAGGTATAACTAAAGGTTTACGACCTGTTTTATTATAATAATAATTATTAGTATCAAAACGTAAAACTCCAGTTCTTATTTGTTTTAAATGACCTCTTTCATGAGCTATTGTTTTAGCTTTTTGTTTTTCTGTCATTCTACCATCAATGGTTATTACACCATTCATGTCTATCTCACCCATAACTCCAGGTGGTAAGTTTTTTTCAAAAACAACAGAGCTTGGCTTAGAGTATTTTTCACTCAAACCAAGCAACTGCGCTATTGATTTCATTTTAAAAGACACTTACTTTTTCTTTTTCTTTTTCATTCCGTATCTCATCGCTTTAGGCTTAGCTCCGTATTGTTTAGCTTTTTTTACTTTAAGACCTCCACCTTTTTTTTTCATTTTACTTGGCATAGTTATAATTTTTAAATGTTAATATTTATGAGAACGGCGTAGCAGGTGATCCAGAACACAATAATGTTCCTTCAACATGCCATTTATCAGCCGCTATATTTGTTACAGTTACTTTACTACCTGCTCTACCAGTAGTAGTACCGTTAAATGTTATTTGATGAAACTCATCTGCTACTTGACTTGCAAAAGAAGCATTAGCATCAGAAGAGTCTGTGTCTACAGTTAACACTGATCCAATTAAATCTTCGTTTGTAGAATCCGCACATTGTATTCTTTTTGTTCCAGCATCATCATTAAGTACTATAAAGTTAAAGTATACACCAGTTAAATCACCAGAACCAGAGTCTGGCAAAGTAAATGTTGCAGCTGCGTCGTTAAATACAAATGTTTCACCTGAATCATTTGCTGTTAAAGTAGTATCAGCAGTAGTTGCAGTAACAGGTGTTCTAAGACCATATACTCTAGCATTTGTATGAGATGTATTACCAATTACAATTTCGTTATCAGCACCAACAGCACTAGTATCTGAATTGTAACCAATTGATATATTGTTGTTACCTGTTGTTATACTGTTTCCAGCTTGATGACCAAGTAATACGTTTCTAAAACCTGTTGTTACTGCCATACCAGCACTAGCACCTACAGCTACATTTGAGCCCGTGGCATTTTTTTGCTGATTTAAAGAATTAGCGCCAATTGCAACACTACTATCACCAGCATCTTCCGATGCTAACGCACTATGACCAAGTGCAACGTTAGAACTACCGCCAACTAAGCTATTACATGCTTGATGACCTATGATTGTGTTTTTCTGACCACTAGTAATAGCTGCACCTGCTTGATGTCCAATAGCTACGTTTATAGGTCCATCAGCTAATTTCAATGCTTCAAAACCTATTGCTATAGAAGAACTTCCATCGTTTTCAGTACTTAAAGCAAGATCACCAATAGCTACATTATAATTACCAGTTGTTAATGCTTGACCAGATCTTGAGCCAACTAGTACATTTGATAAACCAGTTGTTAACGATGGGCCTGATAAATTACCAACAGCTACGTTGTTATCACCTTCAGTTAATAATTTTAAAGCTTTTCTACCAACACCAGTGTTTGCATTAGCAGTTCCAGATGGTCCATTACTATGACCAAGTAATAATGTTTCAGCTGTATTATCCACAAATCTATCTACACCAGTACCAGTTCCCCACTCTAGTACATTACCAGAAGAAGGTACTTTTAATAATTGACCAGCAGTACCTATAGTGCTCGGTAGTTGAAAGTATGTTGAACCAGATGTATCACCAATATTTAAAACACCTTGTATAAAAGCGTCTTTGAAAGAATATGTACCACTACCTAAATCTACACCATTGTCATCAGCTGGATGCCATACTGTAGTATCGGCTGTACCAAGTACTACTACATTATTTGCAGAGGCAGTTACACCTTGACCAATTACTATTTGGTTGCTTGCAGCACCTGTAGATACATTTGCTGAATCACCAATTAAAATATTATTATTACCAGTTGTAAGCGCTGCAGCTGTATCAGAACCTAATAAAGTATTTCTTAATCCTGTAGTAACAGCAACACCTGCTTGGTAACCTACACCAGTGTTATCAGTGTTAACATTAGAAGAAGGCTCTTGAACATATAAAGCTCTATAACCTAAAGCAACACCAGCATTACCGTCTATATTTGTTTTACCAGCTTCAGAACCTATAAATACGTTTTTATCACCTATTGTTGTAGCTCCACCAGAGTCATAACCAACTAATACATTATTGCTGCTTGTAGTTAAAGCATCACCTGCGTTACCACCTACAATAGTGTTTTGAATAGCTGTGTTCATTGATGATCCAGCGCCGTAACCAACAGCTGTATTGTACGAAGTTCCAGATCCATTTAATGTTGCTAAAGCTCCTCTACCTACAGCAGTTACTCTACTATCTGCTTGAGCAGAAGTTAATGCATTGTAACCAACAGCTACATTTGAAGTACCAGTATTCATCGCGTCTGCAGCAAGACTTCCTAACATAGTGTTTTGAACTCCTGTTGTTACTGCTTGACCTGCATTGTATCCAACTGCTACATTATAAGTATCATCTTGATTTTGTGTAGTTAATGCTTGAAAACCTATAGCCACATTAAAACTACCTGTATCTTCAGTTGCTAATGCACCGTAGCCTAAAGCAGTATTTCTACTACCAGTAGTTAAAGAATTACCAGCTGTACTTCCAAACAAAGAGTTTAAACCACCGCTTGTTATATTTATACCAGCAGTATTACCAACTGCAGTATTTTGAGAATCACCACCGTCATTACCATGGTTTCTTAAAGCTCTATAACCTAAAGCTACGTTACCTTGACCTGCAGTTCCAAGCTCACCTGCTTCAAAACCTAAGTAAACATTATTACTAGCTGTTTGTAAAGCTCTACCCGCATCAAAACCAACAGCTACATTACTGTCACCTGTTGTTATACTTGACAATGCTGTTGTTCCTACTGCTACATTAAATTCAGCTGTACTATCAGTTGAAGTAGGATCATGTCCTACATATAGTGAACTATCAGCAATAAGTACATTTGATAAGTCATTTAATGATATAGCTGAACCACCAACGTTTAATGTTGTAACATTCATTGTAGTAAATGTACCAACGCCTGCAGAACTACCACCGATTGTTACACCATCGATAGTACCGCCGTTAATATCTGCAGTATCTGCTACTAATGAGTCGATGTTTGCAGTACCATCTATAAATAAGTCTCTCCACTCTAGTACAGATGATCCTAAATCGAACGCTCCGTCAGACGATGGAGTAAACGCAGCGCCGAAAGACTCTGATATAGTTATGTTTGTTGCAATAAACGACTTTAAGTCATTTATATTAAACAACTTGGTTGTACCTTGATCTGTTCCAAGTAGTTTTTCTGTTCCAGTTATGCTGGAATCGGTGGAATATGTGCTAATTCTTGCCATTATTGTTTATTTTTTCTTTTTTGTGCCTCTACCATGTCCACCGCGGTTTGCTTTGACTGAAACAAACCTTTTTTTAGTGTGGTCATAGTCTTTACCTTTAATATTTTTACCTTTTTTTATGGCTTTACGTCGCTTTCTTTGGTTTTCAGCGCGCATTTTCTCCCTTTTACGTGTATTAGCAGTGGCTAGATCGCGTTTACGCTTAGCAGCCTTTGCTCTTTTACTTAATTTTTGTGCCATATGATTAGTTATTTGTCTACTTAATACTATTTCACGCTATTTTTAGTAAATTTAAGGTAAAATATAAAAATAATTTTTTACAAGCATGACAATAGGGTAGTACTTATATACTATTATAGGCTACTGTCACGCTGAGGTAGTTACAAGTAGGGAGTTGTAGCCCTGGGCCCCCTCTTCTACACTACACTTGCAAAAATAAAAGTCATCTGTACAAACCCAGGCCCCCCTGCTTTTTTACATTTTGCCATAGATTTTTTAGGTTTTGCCATAATATATGACAATATGACATAACTATGTTATAAATATGACACAATGACACATACAAAATTACTTTTACATTATGACAACTTGACATATCGCGCAATGACATATTGACATATTACACTACTAAACAAATTACATACTTTACAACTTAAATACGAACTCATATAGATAATATAATAAATTAATAATCACTATGACATACGACAAATTACAATCAATATTACCAAACGACGAAATTCATTACATATCTGACTCAACTCAATTCTTTATTGACAACGAAATAAAATCTAAAAAATTCAAAAATAATACTTTTATTTTATTCGAATATACTATTGACTATTTTCCACAAACTATAGAATTATTAAATAAAAATAATATTAAATATTCTATTCACACTGACGAACTAGATTTACAATATATAATAATATAATACAAACTAAATACGAAGCCATACAGATAATATAATAAAATAAGATATGATACTAACAATTAAAAATAAATATTCTAAAACTCAAATAATTAAATTAATCAACACACTTAATTTAAACTTTATAATATTAAATAATAAATTAATTTTTACTCATACAATAAATAATTTTAATTATAAACAAATAACTAAATTACTTAATAAACATTATTTAAAATATATAATTACAAACTAAATACGACATTACACAGATAATATAATAAATACTAATAATAATTAATAACTTAAAATCAAAATTATGACTACATTAAATTCAAAAAGATTTGTTCTTAGACAATCACTAGTTGGTAAAAATCAAACTATCAATGTTACTTTCAAAAATGGCAAAACTGCCACTTACAATCACGATAAAGTGTTTGAAGTTATGAAAGATACACTTACTAAATTACCTTGCTGGTTAAAGTACAAATCATACACAGCTTCAAATAATATACCTGTTGCTGCAAGAAGTGTTGTTGAAGCAAAGTAATCAACACTTAATTGTCACAATGGTTAATAGTGGTTCGATTCCACTCGTGACATCTAACAATTAAATATAACAACTATGAAAAGAAAGTTTTCACACTATGCAATCAATGCAGTATTAATAGGCTTAACTACACTGTTTGCTTTTGGATTTATAAGCCTAGTACATCATTTAATATTTAACTGGTAAACTATGCTATCATTACTAACTGGAATTATATTCCTACTAACACTTATAATACTATGCGAATAATAAAAGGCTATAACAACACGCTTCAATGCGACTGGTACTCGTGTACTATTGACGATATACAACACTCATCGCCAATACTTGCAGATGTAGAAGCATGGCGAGACGACAGACTTAAAAACTCTGCGTACTATAAAGAACTAAGAGAGCTTAGAAGTAAAGGTCTTGCTTCTATGTATAAAAATAACCACAATAATTGGACAGGAGATTAATATGAAAAGAGATTTATATAGATTTGCAAAAGCAAGAAGAGATAAAAGAGTTGAACTTTTTAAATTAAATAAAGAGCAACTAGATATGATTGAACACAATTACTATAGTAAGTTTAATAAAAATTATTACAAACAAAATACGACAACTATAAGATAATATAATAAAATCAGATTATGAATACAATAAAATTTACTTCAAAAACAACTTGCCGCTTAAATGGCATTGACTATAAAGGCTATAATGTTGGCGACTTACCAAACTCATTTGGTTTCAAAGAAAAATATCTTGGTCAAGATGAAGAAGGTAATGACCAATATAAATTTGGCAAAGACAAGTGGTTTAACTACAAAGGTTTAACATTTATAGAAAAAACTGTATTACCATGGTAGTTACTAATATGAAAGAATTATGCGAGTACGTTAAACAAAAGCGTAAAGCTCGCAAGTTACAACACATAGAAACTATTAAAATCTATGGTGCTTGTAGAGGTATGGGTAATCGAAGATATAAATTACCGCAAAAATCTTCGTTTCCAAAACAATATAAAGCGGCGTATAATAAAATATGGAGATAATAGACGATATGGTATGGTTAGATGAGATAAACGAATATGTAACCGTACAAGAATATAAAGAATATATAAACTATATACAAACAAAATACGATTGCTAACAGATAATATAATAAATAAAAATATGTATTGCAAATGTGGAAATATTGTGCACCCAGTTCGTATCGAGCTCGGTTATAACAACTGTATAAGTTGTAGCTCAACTCAAAAAGTTAGTTACATACCAATCATAGCCAATAAGCAAGTGCTTGAAGTACAAGTTGTGTCACAAGAATTATCCGCTGCAGTCCACAAATCATGGAGACGAAAGTAAATATATACGAACGAGCATTATATCTAACAATAATATGTGGCATATGTTTTTTTTGCGGCGTGTTCTACACGTACTACAAAATCGACCAGCGTACATGGAACGAAGATATATTAAAAGCTAGAGATATAGAAACAAGGTATTTAAATTACCCAACTAAAAGAAATTATAAACGAAAAGACTTAGAATTAATAATATATGGAAATAAATAGACCAAAAAAAGGTAGAAAATGGATATACGTACTTGACTTTGAAGATGGTAGAGTGTATAGATATGATGTTTGGATAGATGATTCAGAAAAAATAGAAGATTATCTAACAGACATGGGACACTCAATAGGTAACTGTGAGTGGATGGTAACAAGATTTAAACGAGTAATAAAATAATATGGATAGTAAAAAAGCATACGAGCAAATGCAAGATGAAATGATTGATAGAGAATCAGCTTATCTATGTACTGAACTTGAAAGAGCATTGAATAGAATAATAGACTATACAGATATGTTAGATGATAGTTCATTTAATAAAATAAAAGCATCAGCCATTAAATTATTAAAAGAATGGCACTTGTAATCATTGATAGATAGTTAGACGAGTAGGTTAATTAGAGTGGTGCTACGGTACTAAGGTGCAGGTTCGACTCCTGCCACCACTACATAACTGAATAGCTAACCGATTAGGTATCAATAGGTTACATTTGGGTTAAAACACGAAGGACGGTGAATTAGAGCACTACCATTAAATTGGCAAGAGGATAATTCGCCCCAGAAAGCGTGGGCACTGTGCACGGTGCAACCCTTAATATAGCGGGATAGAGCAGTGGCCAGCTCGCAAGGCTCATAACCTTGAGGTCGTAGGTTCGAATCCTACTCCCGCAACTAATACAAATTAAATACGATTACTAACAGATAATATAATAAACGATTATGAAAAACACATGGCAACAACTAAAGCCTCATTATCAAATCAAGATTAGACAGGCTGCACACAAGTATCATACGGCTAAAAGACTTAAGTATACACTTATGGCTTCAGATGGTTGGTATGACTTACAACTAAATACTATTAGAGACATACTAATGTTTACTGACAAGCACAGCTATGATGTTAACGGTGCAGACATTATGTATGGCAATGAATTTTTAAAATCAACAAACAATGACTGAATGGAGAAAACAACAGCTAGCGTTAGAAAACGCATTTGCTAGAAACCTTTTAATGAATTATAATATTAAAGAGGTAACTACACAAAAGCAAGCACTAAACGGCACACGAGAGTTCGAGTTTCCTGTACCTGCTAGATCTGCTTATTACGGCGGCGAACTAATGTTTAGCCAAGAAAGACTAAGATTAGCTGTATTTAAATCAGGCTATGTAAGAAATCAAAACAGTTGCGGCAGCGCTTATCAACTTAATAAGCAATACAAGCAAAATGTTAGATGGACTTTCTTAACACCTGATGGTTTAGAAACTAGACAATACACACAAACAGCAAGAGCATTAATATACTCTGGCCTTGCTCGTTTGAATTATATGTTAGAGTATTATCTTAAAAATTATGTAAATGGCAGAATTACTAACTGATGAAATCATCAAAGAAAAATTAGAAGGCGATGGTTTTATGGAAGAGCCTGATGGTCCATGGTTACTAGAATATATTTCTACAGAATATGGCGGTAAATTAGATACTAGCAGTGACTTTTGCGATGACAACTACACACTAAAAATATACAGTGAATCAACCTATGATAGCTATGATATATTCTGGTGTACTCAAGAGTCAAGACCTTATGTATGTCAAGACGGTTATTACTATGAAGATTATTCTGAGTGGTCAGATAGAGCTGTAGATGAACTAACTAGTGGCTCTGATGTATGGATAGAAAATCATATATGGGACGATATGGAGTGGGACTTTAATCACAGACTACAAGAGTGGTGGCAAGATATATACGAAGAGTTTTGGGACCAATACGAAGAAGAACTATTAGACTCAGGAGATTATTACTATGAAAAAGAAGATTAATTATGAAAGAAACAAATAACACATTACCTGACTGGTTTGAAGGTGAGGTATACGAAGAAGGAGATGTAGTTACTAATCCTTTTACCGGCGAAGCTTACGACTTAAATGCTGGTGAAACATCTATGTATGACTTTATAATGGGCATTAACTATGTTGGTGATCATAGAGGTTGGGACGATGAAATGATTGAGTTACATCAAAAAGCTTTACATTGGTTTAGAACTGTAAACCCTAAAGCTTATATGGTATTATTAGACTAAACTATGGGCGCGATAAGGTATTGACCGAAACGTGGTAACAGTAAGCTAAGAACAGTTGGAACGGTTGAAAGAGTA